CGTTTGCGTTATGCACTATTGCACCATTTGAAGCAAGGGCAGTTGTTCCTCTAGCAAACGGGTTCTCAACTACGCCGTAACGAGTTTTGAAACCGATTTTAGGTTGGAATGTGTCCTCACCAACCGCTCTCACCATTTGTAGTGGAACGTATGGGCAGTAGAACAGACCAGCATCAAATGCTGATGAACCTTTATATCCAACAGTCATGTAGTGTGAACCACTCTGAGCTGCGAAGTAAGGATCAATGTACACTTTGATTCTGCCATTTAGAACACCAACAAATGTTGCACCAGTATCATCTACTTGCAAGTTGTTGCTGTTAAGAGCAGGAGTGTAGTCTAAAACGCCAGCCATTTGTAAAGCAGAAGCAACATCAGAAGATGTGATAAGGATGTTACCTTTTCCTCTTCTTGTTCCTTTTGCGATTTGGTTAGCTTCTCTTTCGATTTGGAACATAAGACCTTTGAACTTCTCAACCATCCAACGACCGTTTGAGTCTGTGTCTAAGTCAAATGTACCTGATGTTGTTGTGTGCTCTTGAGCACCAGGTTTTGCAACTAAGTTGATTGTTCTAACAATCTCTCTGTTGATTTCTGCAAGGATTTCAGTTGAAAGAATGTTTGACAATTCTGTCTCAGCATCTAAGCCATGAATAGCTTTAAGATCTTGTGCAAGTTCCATTGAGTATTCAGCTTTTAGAGCTCTGGATTTAGCTTCAACAGAAATTTTCTCGATTGAGAAAGCCATTTCTGGGAATGCTGTGTTTCCAGTAGAACCTAATGCTTCAGCTTGAGCTGTAGACATACCTTCTGCGAAGTTGTATGTTGAGCTGTTACCTGTAGGAAGTACACCTTCTTGAGCTTGGCCAAGAGTGTTGTTACCTGATCCAGCGACTACTGAAGAGAACTCTGTGTTAGCTTCGTTGTAGAATGCTTCGTCACCTGATTGAGACGCATATCTGCTTCTCATTGCAAAGATCAAACCTGTAGGTCCAGTCATAGGCTGAACACCACAAAGATCGTATGCAAGAAGGTTAGGCATAGCTCTTCTTACTAAGCTAATTAATACAGGGTCATAGTTGTCGATAGATGCACCTGTTGAGTTTGTAGGGGCTGCTTCAAGTAAAGATGTTGGAGCAAAGCCTTTATTTTCTCTCAAGGATTTTTCTGTGTTTTCAAGACAAACAGCTGTTACAGATCTCTTGTGAGCGTCTGAAATATTAGGTAGATCAGCATGCTCTAGGATCGGCTGCCATTTGTTTTGAAGGTCTTCATGTAAGTACATGGGTTTCTCCTGTTATTTTCTAATTGTACGCGAAATCGCGGACGCATATGCTTGCATTTCTTTAGAAAGTTTAACTTCTTCGTCTAACTCGACGGGCTCGTCATCTTCTAAATCAACGCTTGCTGTTTTGTTTCCGAAGTAAGACTCTTTAAGCATAGTAATCTTCTTAGAGTAGTCTTCGACGTTATCATAATCTAAGCCTTCCGATAGAGCACGGCGCGCAGACATATCCCGGATAAACCCCAACTTTGTTTCCGAAACCACCACCAATATCTGGGCTGATGATACGGACCTTAGACTCAGGGACACCGCTCAACATGGACACAACTGTCCGAACGACATGCGGAGCCTGCGATGTCATCCAGGTCGTTAATTCACCCTTGATTGGATCAAAACTCGCTACACATCCACAGGTCTCCAGTGGACACGGATGGACGCGGGGGTAATGCATGTGCTGCGACACGGTCACGGGAGCGTTAGCAAACGCTGCATCGGCGGCCGATTTATCACCTGCCTCCCAGGTGAAGATGTGGTTGTGGTGATCCCTTGCGCCGTGAGCTCCTTCTGTCTTCCCGGCCAAATCTTCACGCAACACAGGAGCGTTTGGTTCAAGAGCTTTATACGGATCTATGACGACCGGCAGTTCTTCGTATTCCACTTCAACTGCCTCAACAGCGTCAGCTGCAATGTACCGGTCATCGGCAATAACGATTGCAACTTCCTGCATCTGAAAATGCACCTTTTCATCTGCAAGAACCGCCGCCACATCTCCCGCGAGAGTTGGCATCCAATGCAAATTCAACGGCTTCAAATCATCGGCCGTCAAAACGGCATGTACTCCAGGGATAGTCATGGCCGGGTCTTTGTTGATCTTTTTTATACGTCCGTGAGCTATCGGCGAACGGACGATATCCATGTGCAACATGCCCGGGAGTTTAATGTCA